GGCGCGGAGCGCATCACGAAACGTTTATAGGAGCAATGGCGGCGTTTATCACTTATAGTCTTGGGAGGAAAGCATGAGCGGTTGGGCGGGGCAGAAATATCAGCGACCCGAAGATCAAGCATCCATTCAATCCGCTGCATTGTGGATCTGGCAGCTAGAATCGGGTGCCTATCCCGCGCTCATGGAATGCTATGGAGATGAATTCGGGGGTCTTCCATGCCACTGAATACGGCAGAATCTCGTCAATTGCTGCATGATATTCAACCATTGATCCCAGATATCCCGTTTCGCCAATGTGACTTGCAAATCGATTGCAATCGTTATAAGTTGACAGGAGTGCTTAGGAATATGTGCTTTACAGGATTGCTGGATGTGGTTGGCCGCGAGAAAACGAAGCATGGGACCTATATCAAGATCTATAAAAAGACTGGAAAGAAATTGCGGGGGCGATCTTGATGGAGCATTTGCAATGAGTCAAGGCGACATGATTGCATGGCTCCGGGCGCATCCTGGGTGGCATACTTGGCGCGAGATGGCGGAAAGCATGGGCTTTGCGAAGAGAGGGGCCGGAAAATCGTTATCGGTGCTGGTAGATATCGGTGAGGTTGAGCGGAGGGAGGTTAAGGTGGAGAGGGGCGGGAGGATGTATGAATACAGTATCGGCAAAGAGTAAAAAATCTGGTTGGCCCAAAGCGCAAGTTGTGCATTCGCCAGAAAACAAAACTGGGCAATCGTGGAAGGCCAACGAAGGAAAAGCGTGTGTGCTCATTTGGCATTATTCAGAAGATAAACCGCCATATTTTACTTCTGGTGATGAAGTAACAGTTAATCAAGGCCCAAAACAGTGCTCTTTGTGCGGATCGGTAATACGGTATGACGAACGGGGATATGCGGCATGTGAAGCATGCGGGGAAATTTATAATAGTGGCATAAGTGCAAATGTTGTGAGCAAACGGATGAAAAAGAAGAATTTGGGATCATTTATCAATGAAGTCCGACGAAAGGCTTAAATAGTTTAAAGGAAATGATAGCATTGGAGTGGCTGGAAAGGCCACATCAATGGCCTTTGGCTATTTTCCTTTTACGATTAGTCTTCGAGGTTTTTATGCCCAAATCAAACCTCGCTCGTTTCCCTGCTGCTTTAATTTGGCTAAACTTTCCCTATCTATGGCATGGTGAGCCCGATGAGGTCAAACGATTTCATAACCTGCACATCCGAGAAGATTTATCCGCTGCAACTCGATAATTCGCAAGGAGATTATGGGAAACGGTCAAAAGTCTGCGCGAGATCGATATCTCAGAGTCACCTACCCCGTCCTGAAGGGCGGGGCTTGCCTCTCCACAAAAAGTCGGGAAGCGTATGGCAGGGTGACTCTTCTCCCTGATTGGGATGTGGCACGATAATGTTGTGCTGGCTGCCCTGGTACGGGAAGAGGCTTCATCTATCATGCTATCCACCAGACCAGTTACCCGGTCTCATGCTTCCGATACCGTGTCTGTTCGATTTGCTGGTACGAGTCAGTTAAGCTGTTGTCTGTTCCCTGGCATCTCTCATCAGGGGGAAGTGCCCAACCAGATAATGGTCTGACTCTAGCAATAGACAAGGATATATAGTACATGGTTACTATATAAGACTTATGGTAACAACGATCCAGATAACACCGGAAACCAGAGATAAACTCAAGGAAGTTGGTAAGAAAGGAGAGACCTATGAGCAAATCATTATCAGACTGTTGCAAGAGCACGAACAACTTACGGGAGCGCCCAATTCCTCCCCAGCCTAAAGGATGGGGGCTCCTTGGGCAACGAGTTGAAAGCAGAAAAGAATAATAAGAAATCTATAATAGCCGGGAAGCACAACCGATTAAAGGAGCGATCCGAGATCGGTTCAGACTTCCCCTCGCTCCAATAATAATGCTAAACTGTACATGGGCTGCCTACCCGACATGAGCCCTGATCAGGCGGTTGAGCGCACATATTGGCAGCCTACAAATTATGCCGAAATTCACAAAAGATAAACATGGGCTGCCAGCCGTACTGTGCTTAGTGGGCATTCTCCGCTAAGAGATAGGTGGTACAGGCGCAGCCCATGAGGATTATTGCCAATCGCGGCCAATACAAAGTGCCGTTAAATCGGGTCTTAAAACGCTGGATAGTGTGGCATGTCGAAACTTGCCCACCGACTGAATGCCAGCCGATTGGTCTGTGGTTGACCTGTGCATAGCACGGCGACGTTGGTCCGAGTCGAAGGATTCCAGCTACGACGCAAATGCGAACGGTAAGAAGGGGCCTCGGATTAGGGCTTGTGGCGAAGAGCTAACGGCCTCCCGGAATCCAATCAGGCGAAATCACCTGAGACCACATAATATTTGCCTTGCAACGACCGAGAGAGCTAGGGCAGGAAGCATTTGCAGTGCGCGTTTTCTTGCCCTTCATGATCATCCATTGAGCCGAGGTTCCTTATCCTCCCTTTCCTCGGCTATTCTTGTCAAATGACTGATGCCCATAAGGCATCAAAAAAGAGTTGATTCGAAATGAAATATAGCGACTTCGAAAACTATATACATGCCGAAAGCATGGATACTTGGATCGAGATTGTTGACAAGGTCGGGACGAAGTACAAGGGTTTCATAGCTTCTTATTCTGAGACTGCGGTGTGCTTGGTGGACGGTTATGATATGCTTCATAATCCATTTAGAAAAAAGGCCATGATTAATCTAAAAGATGTTTTATCGATTCAGCAAACACATGAAAAACTGTTGAAAGCATAAAATATCACAGTTACGACTGGCGGAACCTTACCTAAGAAAACTTTGAATACCTTGACCTATTGCCCTGTGAGAGGGGGCGATATTTTTGATTATCGAATTTACTAGGACTGAACGCATGAATGTCACCACCTTTGGCAGAAGATCTCGTCAGGAAGATTTTAGACGATCTCCAATCAGATCGTTATAAGGCCGGAAATATCAGCCTGGAAGAGATCGCTGCAATTCGTTTGGGAGATCGAAAGAAAGGCGGAACAATTAGCAAGCTTGCGAAGAAACACAAGATACCGCTTCGCAAACAGGGTTTAAATAAACGCGGTGTCTCTTTCCAGTCACCACATTCCAACAAAGAACCAAAATCGAGCGAACCTCTAAAAGTGGAATGTTTCACCGCCGAAGCGAGGCTTTCTCTGATAGATGAAGCAATAACGATTCATAAGTCATTACTTCCCGGCGTCAAAGATCCTTATAAAATGGAGAAGTGGTCATCCGCCTTGGATCGTCTCTTGGAGCAAAGACGTATAGAAGAACCGCCACAATCAGGCAGCGAACAAGAGATGCTAGACAAGATCGTAGGTGCCCTAGACCAACATGCCGCCGCTGTTTCTCCCAAAGCAGGCCCAAGTGTATCAGGATTGCCTGAAGACCCGGCAAACCCTGATGTACGGATCGGTTAGGAGCGGAAAGACTGAAATTCAGCAATATTGTGCAGTCAAGGCGATTAAGCAACTCCCCCCCGGTAATATCCAGTTCATAGGCAAGACGCTTGGCGCGCTTAGGCGCAATTTCATAGTTCCATTACAATTGAAATTTCCAGGTCATGTAAAATACAATAGCAGCACCAAGACGCTTCGCATATTTGGGCGTGAGTGCTGGGTGGAAGGAGCCACCAACGAAGGCGCAATCGAGCGCATCCAAGGCGAGTCCTTGATAGCGGCGTTTGGTGATGAGGTAGTTACCTGGCCCCAGAACTTCTATGAGATGCTTGATACAAGGCTATCCGATTCCGGGTCGATCTTCGTCGGATCAATGAATCCGGGCCCGCCTCAGCACTATATCAAGAGACTCATAGACAGAGAAGAAGAACTTGGTTTGGCCCTTGATGGTAGAAAAGAACTTCGGCCTTGGCGTTTTGTTCTTGATGAAAACACATTTCTCGATCCTTCTTATATCGCGTCACTGAAAAAGAAATATCCGAGAGGAACCGTTCTTTATCGCAGATTCATAGAGGGGCTGTGGGTAGCTGCGGAAGGCCGGGTTTATAGCTTCTTTGAAGAAGATCCCAACGCCGGTTATGTGGTCACAGCCGTCCCTGATAATTTTATTCAGTTTCTTGTGGGCATGGATTATGGAATCAGTAACCCTTTCTGTGCTGCTCTCTGGGGCCTGTCTGGGGGCATTTGGTACTGTCTGAAAGAAGTATATTGGGATTCCAAGGCAGAACAGAAACAAAAGACCAATTCGGAATATATAGAAGACCTGGCGCGGCTCTGTTATTGGAATGAGAAGCCCGTTTTTCCACAGAGAATTTTGGTCCCGCCTGAGGAGCCAGGATTCCAGCGAGAGATAACCCGAAGCAAGTTTCCGCAACTTTCCAAAGTGCACGATGCCGACAATGCTATCCTTCCCGGCGTCGAAGATGTCACCACGCTCCTATCACTTGGGCGCTTGAAGATTTACCACAAGTGCGAGAAAACCATTTGGGGCCTAAATGATCTCCGATGGGACGAAAAGAAGCAAGCACAAGGCATTGACATGTTTATGAAGGGTGGGTCCGGCGCACCGGACCACAGCGCAGACATGACCCGCTACCTAGCACGGCGAGCAATTAAGGACATTCGGCAGATGAGGCTTATATGATTTATGACATAGATTCCATCATTTTCAAAGGCGCTTATTGGCCGCCTCGCGATGAAGCCGAAGGCCGCTTAAAACTCTATCAACAAAATCAAGACCTCTTTGATGGCAATCATACCAAAGTATATACTGGTCTGCTTCGCCTTTTTCATGCCAGTGCCGCCGAACATCAGAAGATCATTCTCATTCTGAATCTGCATCGCCGCCTATCGACATTTTGGCCCGATATCTTGATTGGTGAGAAGCCCGAAATCAAGGTATCAGAAGGCAATCAGAACGCCATAGATCAATTGCTCATAGATTCGTCCGCCTGGCAGGAGACCTATAAAGCCCTCATCGACATGTCTCGGTTCGGGGTCGGGCCCATCAAGGCATATAAGGATGATATGGGCGAGCCACATGTGCAAGCCATCGCGCCTTCCCGCTGGTATCCAGTGCAAAATGCATCAGGGCAGATAGAAGAACACCTATTGGCTTGGACTTCCTCAGAATTTATAGACCATGTTCTGCAAACCTACCTGCATTGTGAGATCCATCGCAAAGGCGAGGTCGAGACAAGAAAGTATGCGATCAAGGATAATAAGATTGCCTCCGATGCATACGATATTGAGATAGATCAGACGGGCATTAACGACTATCTGCTAGTGCCATTCCTGAACCTGACCACCACAACTGACCAATGGGGGTGCGATGACTATACGCCGCTCGATCCTATCATCAAGCGGATGGAAACAAGGCTAACCCGGATGGGAAGAATCCTTGATGCTCATAGCGAACCGCTTATGGGAGTGCCCGAAGACTCTGTAACCAAAGACCCAATCACCGGCGAGTTGCATTATGATAGCAATCTCAAGGTCATTCCAATGGCAGAAGGCCAGGAGAAGCCCTTCTATGTCGAATGGAATGGGCAAATGGCGGCGGGATTCCAGGAACTGGACTTCTTGATGAATCAGTTTTACACGATCTCTGAGACCTGCCCTCAAGCATTCGGGCAATCATTGAGCGGCAGCATGGGCGGATCTGGATCAGCCGAATCTGGCACCTCATTGCGCCTCCGCATGATGGCCCCACTCAAGCGAGTCGAGCGCCTTCGCCTGAACATCGATCCAGCTCTCAAAAAGCTCATTTGGCTGCTGGCAACTCTGAAAGGCATCGCTATTACCCCGCAAGAGATTAGCATCAACTGGAAAGATGGCCTCCCACAAGATGAGGCGGAACAATCCAGGATCGAATCTACAGATGTTATGGCAGGAATAACAAGCAGGAAAGCCGCTGCAATGCGAAGATATGGATGGACGAAGGAACAAGTGGCAGATGATCAGAAGCAGATACTTGAAGAATTGCCATTGCAAGGATCAATGATATGAAGCCACCTATATATTCCAAGATAATCGAAGACATGCTTGCTTATGCAGCATGTAAACCGAAGGGCAAAGGCAAGAAACCTAAGCCTAAATAGGTTTCTCCTCAAGCGCGCGGATAATTTCAGAAAGTCCGTAAAGCTGATCTGCCATCGGGCCTTTGTTTAATCTATCCATCCGTTCTCGTTGCCATCTCGGCAACTTGTTCATGCCATCGTACAATTCTTTATCAGATATTTTTATGATTATGGTTCTAACGTGATTTAAATCATCCGAAAATTCGTAGTGCATACAATAATAATCACAATCATAAGTCTTAAAACTTTCGGTCTTTGAATCGTCCGTTATCGATTCTACTCGCTGCTAACTTGCGTTAAAGTTTAGGTGAATTCCATGACAGAACAAGAGCTTAATGGCGGGACTCAGCCGCCAGCGAAAAACACTGAGGCTGCGGCAAACCCGTCAGAGCCGAATGAATCTGATGATATCAAGTTTACTCCCGAACAGCAAAAGCGACTTGGAAAACTTCTCTCAGCGGAGCGCGATAAGGTTAGAGATCAGTTCAAAGACTATGATGAACTGAAGACCAAGCTCAGAGAGATAGAGAAGTCCAAGCTCACTGAATCGCAACGGCTCCAGCAGGAACGCGATGATGCTATCAAGGAAAAGGATGCTCTAAGCAAGAAAGTTGAGAAGTTGGGCGCGGTCGAACTGCGAACCAAGCTATTCGCCGACTTCCGAACCAAGGACGGCCAGGGTCTTCCAAGCCACTTGATAAAGTATGTGACTGGCAAGGACGAAGCATCCATTACCGCGAGCATCGAGTCCATTGCGACTGATTTTGGAGCCAAGTTAGGCAAAAAGCAATCGATCGGCAGTCCCACGCCTCCGGGCAGCGAAAGGGCAACTGGCAAGCATGATTTCATCAATGCACAGATCTTGTCTGCCGCTGGTTATGGGAGCCGATAATATGAGGTTTCTTAGATGACCACAAATTCGACAGATTACAATAATGTAGTCGGCAGGGCAGGCGTTAGCAACCTGATCCCGACTGAATATGCGAAGGAGATCATCCAGACCGCTGTAGAGGGCTCTTTCACCCTCCCACAGATGACCAGGCTCAATGATATGCCTACCAAGGTTAGGCAGCTTCCGGTCATGAGCCTGTACCCAACTGCCTACTTCGTGTCTGGCGAGCCGGGAACCGACGTGGGGGCGTCCTATGCGGACGGTCTGAAGAAGACCACGAAGCAGAATTGGACCTATTCTACCATCACTGCCGAGGAGCTTGCCGTTGTCGTGCCAATTCCCGCCGCTGTCATTGATGATGCTGCCGGCGGAGGCTATGACATTTGGGGCGAAACCGCTCCCCGGCTCGCGGAGGCCATCGCCAAGACTATCGATGCTGCCATTATTCACGGCACCAATAAGCCGACCTCATGGCCAAATGGCATCGTGACCGATGCTACCAGCAAGTCGCAGGTTGTGGACAAGTCCGACAGCGTGGGATCCGGCAAGACATTCGCCGACCTATACGATGCTATCCTTGGCGAAGGCGGCCTGTTCAGCTTTGTTGAAGCCGATGGCTACGATGTGAATGGTGTCGTGGCCGCACTCTCCCAGAAGGCCGCTCTCAGGGGCATAAGAGGTTCCGATGGTCAGCTCATCTTCCAGAACGACATGACAAGCCCGTCTAAGATGTCTCTGGCAGGCATCCCCATCTCATTCCCGAGAAATGGTGCTCTCGACCCGTCCGCTGCCCTCATGATCGTGGGCGACTGGAAGAAGGCGGTTTACTGCTGGAGACAGGACATCACCTACAAGATCTTTGATCAGGGCGTCATCACAGATGACAGCGGCACCGTGATCTTCAACCTCCTGCAACAGGATATGCTCGCCATGAGGGTCACATGCAGGCTTGGATGGCAGTTGCCCAACCCCGAGAACCAGATCCAGACCACCGATGCAAGCAGATATCCATTTGCTCTGCTGAAGCCTTGAGGTGGAAAGATGAGATATCTTTCTATCCTTTTGGTCATGCTGCTTATCGGTGGCATGGCAGGGGCGGCTTGGTATCCGAGATCAGAAGACTATAACACCACGGGCGACGTGAATGCCGATAACGGGAATTTCACCGGAGATGTCACTATAGCAGGTGCCCTCGGATACGGTACAAATATTTCCGATGGCAAGATCTCAGAATCTCTTTGGGTAGACGATGGACTCCAAGTAACAGGCACATCTGCCCTAAACGAGACCACGGCAACCAACATAACAGCCACCGGTACCATAACTGGGGCATTGACCGGCACGGCTTCCAGGATTCCGCTTGGAACCTTCATAGATACTTCATACGGTCTGAAAAATTCCACTGCCAATAAAGCGCAGGTGAACCTTACTTCAAACGATGGACTTGAATTCGGCACAGGTGCCGCGCTTGGATCACTCGGCGTTAAGACCGGTGACGGGCTGGATACCGGAGCAACCGGTGTCCTGGTGGATGTCACCGACTTCTTGGACACGAATTATGGCCTGACCGAAAGTACCAATGATGTCAGAGTCAACCTTTCGACCTCTTCCGGACTTGAATTCGGCACAGGGGCAACTCAGGGCGCTCTTAAGATCGATCCAGCAGATGCTTCTATCACGCTTGCGGCGGGTGGCGCTTCGGTCCGGTCTGCCATGATCAAGCGCACATTGGTCACGGGCACCGCAGCCGCCACCAATGTCACGGTTTCGGGCATGGCGACTGGCGACGAATTGATTTCTGTCGTGGCTTATACCACCGCAATAGCAATCGCTTCAATGGCCGATAGGACTTCAGAGTATGCTGTAGGAAGTGGAATACTCACCAAGGGCGCTGGCACCAATGAAACTGGTAATCAGCTCGATATCATGTGGCTGGACAGGACGGCATGAGCATGGATCTCATCACCAAGAAGCCAATGGCTCTAGGAACCGTGCAAATTCCCGTCGGCACCGAGATATCTGGCATCCCCGACAAAGAGGCCAAACTTCTCGCATCCAGGGGGCTGGTCAGCATCAAGGAAGAGCCGAAGAGAGCGAAGAAGGGCGAAAGCTCTTCTTAATTATTTTTAGGTGATAATAATGGTAGATACCGCAGTTGCATCTAGCTACATAACCACGATCGAAGATCTTGAGGCTCGCATTGGCGCAGACCCTCGCTCCGCTGCAATTGCTTTGAAGGCCGCAGACAGCACGACCCAAACCTGGTATCTGCAAAAGGCTACGAAAATTATAGACGCGCTGCCATTGAAAGGCAGTACCTACAATTATATTGATAGAACTTCACCATCAACTGACGAACAAGAGAGACAATTTCCGAGAGTCATAAACGAAAGAGCGGTAGACTGGGACGATGATACGAGCACGGCGGTTGTGCCCGAAGATGTAAAAGACGCGTGTGTTGAAGAAGCAATAGCTCTCTATGATTTCTATGTATCTTCGCCTGGCGACCAAAAGCGCCGAAAGCTCCAAGATCAAGGTGTAAAAAGCTTCTCAGTAGGCAAGCTATCAGAAAGCTATGGTACTCGTGGCACTTCATCCAAATGGAAAGGCCTGCATAGTCAGGAAGCTTATGATCTCATGAAGCAATATATAGCGGGCGCAGTGAGGCCGATTCCGTGATTGAAAGTTATCTCAATCAGAGCGCTTCAAAGGTGGTTCTGTCTAATCATACTCTTTTCGATGGCACCACATCCGCATCTATCACGCTCACGGGAAACAAGCCGTCGGTTACATTCAAGTGCTCTATAACACTCTCGCCGGTAACCGGCCACACCGATTGCGTTGGTGATGTTTATATTAACTCTGAAAAAATAAGCTTCCTTCAAGCAACTACCAAGACCACGACGACCAATCTAACCGCCTTGCCCACCATCACAACCTCAAATCTGGATTGCCACATAAAAATAACCTGCATAGATACAGGCAATGCTCCAATCCAAGATGAAAACTTGACCTCAATCGCGATTCGCCTCGAAAAGTACGATTCTGGCTATTATGATTCAACGGGGCTTTGGAAGAAAACGGATACTCAGATACTAAGCCAAACGTTGTTATCCATCGGCGATAAAGTGCGCTATGGCACTACCGATTATACTATCCGAAAAGTCGAGGATAACCCAGATCTCGGCGGCATAACCGAATTTTATTCCTATCTAGCAAATTGATTACCGGCTGAAGTAGCGGCGGAGATGAACATTATGGTAGCACCGGAAGAAAAGAGATTTGGCAATTCTATAACAGGATTTATCCTGTATGCAAAATCGACTGTGGACGATACATTGACGGCGGTAAAGGTAAATCCGACAACCGGGGCGCTGGAGATCGGCAATCCAACTGGTGCAGCCCTCGCCAGCCACCAAGCCACGCAAATTGCGGCTGAGCAAAGCATCGATGGCAAACTGCCCGCGCTTGTGAACGCACAAGTCCCGGTCCAGGCGGGCTATAAAACCAAAATCATAACCCTAACATTCACCTGCATGGACGCCACAAGTCAATATGATGCAGTGGGTGCATTGGCCGAGGTTCCAAATTTTGCTTCCGCCGTTGGCCGAGGCGCAACTATCCGAAGAATCTGGATGGAGCTGAATAATAATGCTATCTTCCCTCAATTTGAGCTTCATTTCTTCAAGGCGAGCGATGTTACTGTAGCTGCCGATAATGTTACTTGGACATCTATAGCTGCTGAATTCGCCAAGAGAGCTGGATATATCATCATGCCCACTATGGCAAAGCCCGCTGGAAGTGGCACGATTGATCTTGTCAGATGTCAGTCAGATGATTATGGGCAAGCTCTAAACATGCAAATTACCTGTGATAGTGACAAAACTTCTCTCTGGTGCAAGCCCAAATTGCTGACTTCTGGAATTTCATTCGCCGCAACTCCTGGTAATACCTTGAAAGTCATGCTAGAAATCGAGCAGAGCTGATCATGTCTCTCAGAGGAAGACGGCACGATGGTGGCGGAGGACAGAACGAACTGATCTTCTTCTATACCAGCGACGCCAGCGCATCCTTCGATCCCACAATCACCACCAGCATATCCACCGATGTCTATTGGGCACCTGATGACGGGCCTGTCACCAAGACCACGGGCACCACGCACGCATTCTCTTATACGCCTGGGGCAGGGAGCCATAGATGCAAGGTGACTGTGGCATCAGGATTGCCGTTGATATCTGCATGGGACATAAATTCAGATGCATTGACGGGCATCATCAATGCCCGCAAAGCCAAATTAAATGGAATATTATATATGTATCTGAATACATCTTTGAAAGTTGATTTGCGCGAGTTCCCAAATGCGTACTGGATAGATTTTGGATGCATATCACCTGCTCGTGGAATTGTTGGAAATCCAGAATCATTGAGTCCGACCATCCAGATCCTCTATCTAGCCTATACTGGTGTGACTGGATCGATGCAAGATTTTCCGGCATCAATACAATTCCTGCGGATAGACCACACTGCTATCACGGCATCATCAATTTCTCATCTTGTAGATATCAATGACATCAGGATGTTTGACATGTCTTGGACCTCAGACGACATGGATGTTGTCCTCGACTCCGTGTATTTGGCGCGGGCAAATTACACCAATGCCAACCCAAAAATGCAGATTCTTACGGGGAATGCGACACCATCCGGAAATTATGCTGCCCCCCCAGTTGATGAATCCAGCAATTCCGATTGGATATACGACGCGGGCGTGGGACACCATTGGTCGCTTACAGGCAATGCGAAAAGATGGTATCTTGTGCATGGACCAGATCGTGGGACCTCCGATGTATTCAACCGTTGGCAGATAACATGAAGCAGACCGGGCATTGTTCTCTCGCTGGTAAGGATTGTTCCACATTCAGCATCCCACACAGCGTGTACGATAAAATAATCTACATTGATGGCTCTAAAGTTATTGCCGAAGATGGCGGCGGAGACGAGATCGATAGGGGCGTTGCTGGAATCGATGACGTATCCGTATTGCAAGCGGCTATTACAGCATCTACTTCTGGCAGTGTCATTTTTATTGTATCAATGCTTGCTGTCACTGGCAATGTTCCTATATATTTGAACATGAATAAAGACCTTGTAATTGATGGCTTCAATAAAGGAGGATTTAATTTTATATCAGGATATATTTTGGCAAGATATAAAAAAACTTTTCAAGGACTAAAATTCACTGGCACCCCCAATGCGTCTATGATCGCGACTTATGGCGAATCCTCGGCGCGCTTCGTTTTCCGAAATAATTATATATATAATCTCATATTGGCGGGGGATAGCTGCGTAGATTATATGAATCATGCAGATATATCACATAATGTATTTGAGAAGTGTTCTAAAACGCTCGGGGTAAAAGGATTTGTTACAGCATATGAGTCGAATATCTCTTACAACGAATTCATTGATTGTGTCGGTCGATGCATTGTGGTCCCAAAGATAGGCGATTCGATTATATCCAGAAATAGATTCTTTGATTGTGTTGCTCGTGGTGACTATGAACATCTGATTGGTGTCGTCAATAATGATTCCGATATCTCCGGTTGCACCATCGATCACAACACGTTTCGATGGTCTGCCAATCCGCTTAAATATACAGGCGGCATATTAATTGGAACCGAATTTAATACTACCCATATCATCCAAGACATAACAATTGATCATAATATAATGAAAACGGATGACACATATGACAAGATGTCGGTTGGTATATATGGCGCATGCGGTATTCCAAAAATTGATTACCTTACAATCGACCACAATATCATTGCCGGCATGATGGCGGGGATCTCATATGAGGGTGGCGATGGCCTCTCAGCAATCGGGAACCTAATACGACGATGCAATGAGGTATCGATCTTGGTTAGAAACGCAACAGATTTTAAAATTTGTGTGAATACCATCAAAGATGCTAATATAGTTAATGCGCAGCATGGTAATTGTCTTATTGCTCTTAATTCAAGTTCGGGCGGTATAATTTCTGAAAATAGTATCTATGACATCATTGGAAACGCGGAATTTGCAATTAAAGAAAATGGCTTATCTAATTATAACAAATTCCGCGATAACCAAGCGTTCGCCGATTTTTTACTCGTTGGAGAGCACGACGATAGGGCCGTCTAATCATTTTCCGAAGGTCTCCATGCTCTCCGATCTCAACGACATCTTGGAGATCATCAAATTTTTTCATTGCGATAATCCAATCATGAGAAGCAAAGCATTGATTACAAAAGATTATAATCAGCAAATAATAGGTGTGAATATGTCGAAGCACATTTGCGAAAATTGCAAACAGGAGTTTGATTGGCCGCCCAGCTCGGCAGACACATGGACCTGCCCGACATGTGGCCACAAGAATACAATAGGTGATGCCACATTACAAGACGAAGCAATGGACGGCCTATGCCAGTATGAAGGCCCCGGCCATGACCTGCCATTGGGGGGACATAGCAAGATCCCCAACTGGTTCCCAGAGACTGGCATCATCAAAGCTTGGGCGATATCTGATCCAGAGGCAGACGCGGGCTACACGATGAAGAAGCGGTCCGAGCTGACCAAGGAAGACACCATCATTGGTGCACAGGTCAACCGCAATACGTTGGCTAAGTTGATAGCCGAATATGGCGAGGACTTCTATTTGCTGAGAGAAGCCAACGGCGGGCCGTTCATGACGCTTGCGCAGTGGTCGCTCAA